GGGAACGCTCTGCTATTATGAATGCTCCCGCCGCTTACTTCACTGCATCTTTGAAGGATGAACTTCGCCCAACTGAGAAGGTCAAACTTAATAAGACTAGGATGTTCACTGCTGGATCCATTGAGTTAGGTCTGGTAACTTCCAAATTGTTCCGTGATCAGCGAAACAAATTGAAAAAATCTGTGTTTTTGTCTCCCTCGTGCATAGGGGTGAGGCAAACTCGACTTGATTTCCACCGGCTGTATATGCAGTGGCGAGAACATCATAATCCTGGCGCCCTTGACGCTAAGGATTGGGATGGATCCATTCATGCCCTTTTATTGTGTGAGATTGCTCTTATGCGATATGGATGGTTGCGACCCTCCCTTCAAACTCTGGAAAATTGGAATAGGTTGGTTTTTGTGTACAGAAACATTGTTAACACGATGGTTGTTTTTCCTGATGGACACGTTTACGTGACCTCAGGAGGTATGCCCAGCGGATGCGATATTACTTCGGATGACAATACTCTAGTTCACACTTTTGTTGACTACTTTTCCTTTCTTTTCAATGGAGGTCTACATCTTGATAGTCCTTACTCTTCCTTTGTGTCCAACATATCTCTTTCCTTGTATGGGGATGACAACACATATTCGTACAATGATTGTGTTGCCAATTTTTTCTCCCCGGCAAAGATTATAGAGGCTGCTTCAGTTCTTGGAATTACTTTTGAAGATAGTGCGGCTACATGGGACACCATCACTTTTCTTGGTCATAATATTGTGTCAATCACATATTTGGACAAGGTGTACCATGTTGGAGTTCGAGATTTCACGTCCATCTTGTGTGGATGGGTGCTTGGTTCAGTGAACTCTTGGAATGAATCAGTGGAGCGATCAACTTCTTATCGTAACGCTGCCTTTTTTCATCCAACCCTTTTTGATTTGGTTGATGAGTACGTTTTTGAAACGCTCAATGCCAATGATCCCAACCATTCGTTGGTTGGATTGTGGGCTTCTATTTTGCCCAAAGAATCTCTTGTGCGTATGTATTTTACTTCGTAATTTGTAGGGGTGTTTTTGTAATTGATCAATCCCCTACAAAATTTTATTTTTTGTATGAAGAAAACTACTACCACAACTGTTGAGGCCTCTAAGCGTGGGTCAAAGCCCCGTGCTAAGAACGCCCGAAAGAAGGAGGTTGTTAAAGTCGTCGTCAAAAGCGCGCAAAAGCAACCAAATTCTAATCGCCTTGGTCCCAATCGACCTAGGTGGGATGATCGTATCATCATGCCTCGTCATCAACTTAGCATTGCTCCTCCAAACGAGAGTGCCATGGTTGAAGCTTACGTTGCCTGTATGTTAAAACCATCCGTTACTATGTGCAGGATTCCTGATTCTGAAACTCGTGAATCTTGCCTTGTTCGATCTGTGCAAGAATATCAAATTAGTGCCTTTTTTGACACCACTGTTAATTCTGGCCGCTTTTCTATAGCCACCAAGCCCGTTTTGGGCAATTTGTCCTCTGTTTTGAAATATAAAACGTCCATGGTGCAGCTATCTTCGGCTTGGTCTGGTGCTGACTGGACCTCTCCGTCTTCTTATGCCAATTTAGCAAACGGTCAAGATCCCCGCATAGATCTTAATGAGCCTCTTCTGACTCAACCTAGCAATTTTTTCTTGCTTCTGACTGGAGGAGGTAGTCTCTCTCCCGCTATCCCTCTTGGTAGTGCTCCAGTCCCGTCTATTGAGAATTATGGTTTGAATATTATGTACGACCCTACAACTGGCAATTTTACCCTCCCCCTTGGTACTTTCTATATTACATTTGAGTACAAGGGGTCTGCGGATGTTGTTGCTCCAACAATAGTCCAGGTTACCGGGTTTGCTGTGTTTACAATTTTGAATATTTCAAGTGATAATTTCCTTCAATCCAATGCATGGTCTGTTCAGGTCACTACTGCTGGAATTTTCAACATCAGTGGAGTCAACAGTGATAATATTACGTCGTCTTATATGTCTATTACCCCTGCTTTCTTTGCTAATGAGGCTGCGTCCCAAACCGGTGGCATGACAAAATTGATTCGCCCTGTTGCACAGTCCATGCTTTTTACCGCCACTATTCCAGAGCTTCAAGCTGGAGGAAATGTGTCTGGTGCTTTTGTTCCCGCTTCCTCGTGTTCGACCAATTTCTTTTCCAATAATGGAAATATGGGCGCGAACATTGGGCAGTTCCAGAATTGGGAACAGCTTGGTCAAGTCTCTGGATCATATCAGGGAATTTACCAAAGAGGGTGCTATGTCTGGTGGGCCCCGGAAACGGTTTCTGACCGTGACTACCGGGTTCCAGGCACAGGCCCTGATTATCCTTGCCTCGTCATATCTGGCGCGGTTCAAACCATTGGAGCTGCTACCCCCACGGGTAGTGTTCCTATTGGAAGGATAGTTCTCACCACTGTATATGAGCTTTATTGCAATACTACTCTTTTGGAAGCAAGAACTTGTTATGGCTCAGATGCTATTATCGATTGTTCTAAAAGAATTGTTGCTATGAATCCCCATGCAATGGGAAACGCGGATCATGTTCCGTGGTTCAAGAGGACTATGGCTAATATTTGGAGTGCCGCGAAAGGAGTAGGTCAATTTGCCTATGAGAATCGCGACGCTATTGGTGCACTCGTTAAGTCGGGAGCCGCTATGATATAAGTCATAACTTGTCTCTTTTATGTTTAATCGATCTTTTGGCGATCGATTATCCATTTTTGTTTCGGACTATTGAAACATTCTTCCCTCTTTAGGCTTCTCTCTCTTTTGAGTTAGTTGCCGATCCTCGTTTTGGGTTATTAAAACGGGGGCTGAAGCGGTAGCTCCTATTGGAGCCACAAATCAGGATCCCAAATCATCTCTTAGGAGATGGCCGCAAGATTCACCTGGGAGTTCCTATTTTTGAATGGAACTTCAAGAGCACGTGATCTTATCACCTGTTCGACCGTAGTTACGTTACTTATTACGGATTAGCTTATCGGTTTGAAGCTATAGTCAAACCCCTCTGCACAATATTGTTTTTGATGCCCATTCTATGAGCATTGAGGTTTTTCGGTATTGGTTTCTGCGCAACTATTTTTATCTCCCTTGAGGTGAAGAAATGGTTGTAACGAAACCATTTCTTTTACGGACACCTCATTGATAGTTTTGTGAAGTGTCGGAATTCTGTGATGTTCGTTTATTTTAAACGTCACCGTTTTCCACACTCCACATTGCGAGT